TCAGCGGGAAACCTTGTTTCGTTCAATCATCGCCTGAACGCTGGCGGCGGTAATGCCACTCGATCGGCCGCCGATTTTCACGAGCTCAAGTTCCCCAGCCTTGACCAAACGGTAGATGGTCGAGCGTGACACGCCGAGCTTGGCCTCGGCAACATTGATGCGGAAGAGCAGTGCGCCGCTGCCCGATGTGGAGTTGTTGGTGACGGTCTTTGCTTGCATTGGCGTTCAGTACTCTCGGTTCTTCTTGAATTCTTGCGTGGCAGGTTGGCAATTGGTTTAGGCTGAACCGCTCACGATACGGCCCGCTGTCCAGACTCGAACACCCAGCACTTGACGGTCTCCGGCCGTTTGGGCGCATGCAGGTGTTCTCGGTTGTGATAGGCATTGATGGCGCTGTTGACGGCGCGGATGTCCACAAACTTGCGCTTGCGCGAGGTCTTCAGCACGCGCTTCAGGTCCTCGATCGGCGGCAGCTCGATACGGCGCTCGCCTGCGGCCTGTGCCATGTGTTGCAGGTTGATCGCAACCAGGCCGGCCCCGCGTGCGTGGTTGAGAATCGGGCGATCGTCGTCAGCCGACTCGATGAAGTCGTAGATCTCCCAAAACTGCTGGACATGCTTGTGGTCTGCGCTGATGGCCTGCTGACGTGCGGCGACCATGCGCCCCAGTTCGGCCAAGCCGGCGGCGTGCTGCTCGTCGGTCAGTGGCAAGACGAGGCGCAGGGCGTCGACCATCGCCATGATTTGCGCGTGGTTCTTCGCAAGGCGGACCGTTTTCACATCGGAGCGCGCTAACAGGGTGTTCTCGTGCTGAGACACGCGGGCATCGAAGGTCTCCAACACCTGCTTCTCTGCCATGATGGCCGCCAGCAGAAAGCCGGACACGTCCTCGATGGCGATGCGCTCCAGGGCTTCGGCGGCGGCGCGCGTTGCCGGCGTCTGCGCGGACCGATCGCAGTAGATATGCACGATGCGCTGCAGTACCGCGTCGCTCGCGCTCACTTCCGCGTTCTGGCTGATGACGATGGCGCCGCGGAAAGGTGGTTCGTAGGTTTCGTTCCCACCGTTCTTGACCCCACGTGCGCGGGTGCTGCGGCCGTTGTAGGCAGTTTTGAGCTCGTCCCAATCGAAGCCGCGCTGCTTGGCTCCCTCCTCACCCCGGTCCGCCTCGATCAGCACCACGGGAAGATTGGACACCTGCGCGAAGTTCCGCGCGCGCGCCGCCAGGGACGATTTGCTCGGGTCGAAGCCCTCGTAATCACGTCGGCCGCACAACTTCCACAGGAATTCGATCAGCGTGGTTTTGCCGGCGCCAGGCTCGCCGACCAACTCCAGAAATGGATAGCTCTTGTGCGACTGGCGGATTTGCTCCGCGAACAAGCTTCCGAACCAGAAAGCGAGCGAGACCAACCCCTTCGCGCCGAAGGCTTGCCATAGCAGGGGCAGCCAGTCGTTCGATGTGGCCTTGATGTCGGCGTTGAGCGTCAGCGTGGCGGACTGGCTGATGGTCTTGATAGCGAGTTTGCCGACATCAAAGAAATCCTCGTCGTTCAGGTGGTACAGCCGGCCATCCTTGACGGCGACATCGCCGTAGACGTAGCAGCCGTATTCCTTGCTGTAGCCCATGTGGTCGATGGTCTGCACGGTCGGGATGCGCGCGAGCTGTCGGGCCAGGTAGCCGTCGAGCTGAGTACCCGTGCCGGTATACATGGCACCCGGCGCCACGCCAAGCAGACGCTTTTTGAACTCGCTGCTGCTGGCGATCTGCGCACTGGTGAAGGTCGCCTTGATCGGCTCGCCATCGTGCGGAAAGGCTACGCGGAAGTAGTACCAGGACTCGTCGGTTTGCGGGCTGGCCTGGTAGTAGAGCGCGGTGGGCTGACAGTTGGCGACCATCTGCACCACGCCAGCGCGCAGTACGGCGTGCTCGCGCACTTCGTCGTCGGGCATGTCGGGGTGTGCTTCGCGCACCGCGGCGGTTTCGCGCTGGAAGGCGTCCAATTCCAGCTTGAACCAGTACATCCGGTTCCGATAATCGAACGGGAATTGTGCGTCGCCGCTTCTGTGGTAGATCAGGCGGGCCTTCTCGGACGGGCTGGCAGCGGTGAACAAGTCGCCCAGGTAGCGGTATTCCTCCACGTGTTGCGGCGATAGCCGGTCACGCAGGTGCAGCTCGTTCCAATCCAATTTGAGCTTGCTTGCCTGCTTGGGTAGCGCTGCGGCCACGGTCCAGCCGTCTGCACGGGCACGCTCGATGTACTGGGCCATGTAGCGACGGCCGGCGCGGTCATCGTCGAGCGCCCATACAAGTCGCGGACGTGCTCGGCCAGCCGCCGCGCATTGCTCCGCTAAAGCGGCCAGCGCGGCACGCGGGTAATTGACGCACGACAGCAAGGCCACGGCCGCGATGCCGTGGTGCAGAAGCGCGATCGCGTCAAAGATGCCCTCCACCAGCCAAATTTCGGCAGCGTCTGCCGGGAGGTTGGGCGGTTGCCACCAGGTGCCGCCATATTGCCCATGGAACGTGGCCTTACGGTCGCCGAACCGCTCCGGTTGGTCGATGATGCGCTCCCAGTACGCTCCCGCAGCAAGGGGAAAGCGCACTGTGGCGCTGCCAATCTTCAGTTCGTGGCTGTAGTAGCTCTCCTGCACATACCAGCCGGCAATGCGTGCCAAATCGAAGCCACGGGCGTCGCGCAGGTACGCATCCGCAGCGGCGTTGGGGGTTTCGGGCGAACGCACATAGCGGTCACTCCACGACGCGAACAACTCGGGGTACAGCTCTTTGACGTGGGACTCGGACGCACATTTGTTGAGGCGGTTGCAGCGGACAACCCAGGGAGCGTCTGAGAAGGTCCACAGCGTGCGCTTGCCGCAGGATGGGCAGACCCCTGCCTCCAGCTTGTTCTGGCGCTCCTTGAAATCGTAGTCGCGCAGCAGGCGGGACACGATGTCGGCGGTGAGGGTTGGGTTCATCCCTTGCCCCCAAATATGGAAGTGGAGGGGACGTTCCTGATTTCGCAACGCCGCATCACAGGCTCTCCGGCACGGTCGGTTGCACACCTGTAAGGGGTCCGGCGGGCATGGTCTCCCAGTCGATCCCGTTCCAACGCGCAAAGCGAATCAGCTGCTGGTGGTGGTAGTCACCGCCCTGGATGTTCCAGAGCGGCACTGGTACACCTCGCATCCACCGCCGAATGATTTCGCGGCCGATGTGTTCCACCAGTACGCCGGCGTCGTGGTCGTCCTTCGTCGCAGGGTTGATTTGAGCGATGTACCAAAGAGCGGCGAGGTAGTCGTCGGTGCAGCCCGGCACGCTGCTGGTGTCGATATTGAAAGTGATGGTTGTTTTCATGGTCGTAGCTTGGAGAGGATCAGTCGTCCAGATCGCCGGCGGCGCGGCGCTTCAGGTCGATTGCGGGAGGGTTCGTACGCCGCTGGCGCAGCGGGGCCAGCGCATCGGCTGCGAGCGCAACAGCCTTGCGCAGCGCGGGCGGCATAGCGTCGTACGGCGTGATGAGACGCAGGAAGCGGTGGGTCCAACGCATATCCGCTTCGGTGATGTCGGGCCTATCCATAGCGGCGGCTCCGGCTGAAAAAGCCGCGCCACACGCCGTGGCCGTAGCACAGCGTGAAGAACAGGCTGGCGGTGAACATGCCAGCCTCGCCAGTTACGTGCGTCAGGTACAGCCAGGCCGGCTGACCGAGCAGGCCGACCAGTGCGCCCCAGCGCTGCGTGTGAGCGCCGTAGTTCAGCAGCGCGACCGACACCAGCGCAGACGCCAGCATCCAGAGGTTCACCAGGGCGAGCATCACGCGGCCTCCCGGGCAGGACGTGCAGAACCACTGTTAGGGGGCCGGTCCTGTGGCTCCAGCATGCGCAGCACCAGCAAGATTGCATCGACGCTGGACGGCGCGATGGCCGCCACATAGAGGCGCTGGCCGCTCGGGACCGTGATGTGTACAAGGTAGGGTCTCACGCGCCGACCTCCGCTACCGCGGGAAACGCTACGACTTCACCGGAAGCGAGGGATACACAGCCGTCCTCGATGTGGAACATCAGGGAGAGATTGCAGCCGTCGCAGGTCGTCACCCGAAGAATCTGCGTAGCAAAAACGTATTCCGGTCGATCGGCTTCCGCCGGCAGTGTGTGGAACACCACCGGTTCAACCTTGAGGTTGGTGACTTTGCAAAGCGAGGTGTTGATGAATGCCATGCGTGGCTCCTTTTTTTGGCAAAAGAAAGCCCCTCGCGCCGAGCAGGGCGCGAAAACAAACGCGAGGGGAAAGGGGTTAGAGGACTACGCCGTCAGCCCGCCAACAGGTCGAGTTGGCGCGGGTTTTGAGGTAGCAGGCGGGTCCGGCCGACCGGGAGGTAGGCCTTTGGATTGGGCGCCATGGACGGTGCGATTACGCGGATTTGCGAAACGATCGCCACGCACGTGTAGGCGCAGACCACGTTGGGGCACTGGGCATACAACTCGCGCGACAGCAGCGACACCGGGCGGCTGGTGCGGATATGCATGCGCGTGTCGCAATGCGGACAAACGAGTTTCATTGAGAGGGTTCCTCCGCGTGGGTGCCGGGACGGCGGGATCGATGGGCCGGGGCGCAGGGGGTCAACCCTGGGAGGGTTCGGGAATAAAGAAGCCGGAGGCCTCCATGCCCTTGATGATCAGAATGCGGGCCAAACTGGCGCGCGAGCGGTTCTGTTCCAGAGCCTTGGTCTCAAACACGACTTGCTCATGCGGCAACAAGCGCGTGACGATGGGGGGCTGGGCCAGAACGCCGCGCGGGGAGCGGGATACCGGGGGTTTTGCGATAGACATGCCGATATACTTGTGTGAGTTAGTAGAACATTGGCTATTATCTGCACGAATGTGCAGAACGTCAAGAGGATTGCATGTCTGTGGATTTTGAGAGCTTTGGGGTGCGCTTGGAAGAAGAGCGAATGCGACTCGGCCTGAACAAAGGCGAGATGGCGCAAGCCGGCAACGTTTCTGCATCCGCGTATGGGAATTACCTGCGTGGCGAGCGCGTTCCCGATCTGGCTGCGCTCTTGGCGTGGGCGGAGGCCGGAGCCGATGCCCTCTACATTGCACTCGGCCAGCACCTGCCGGTGCTGCTACCGCCCGAAGAAGAGATGGTGCTAGCGGGTTACCGCAAGCTCGATGCACAGGGTCGTGCTGGGGTGCTTGCGCTCATCGGCGGCATGCAGCCGCAAGCAGGAAAGAAGGTGAAGAAGACGCGCAACGAGATGGTGTTCCACGGCTCAGTCGGCGACATCAAGAACATCAGCGGCGATTACCATGAGACCCGCCATCAGACGTTCCACGCGGAGAGCGGCAAGAAGAAGCGTACCGACAAGGACGACTAGCCATTGTTCCCCCCAGCCCGCCCCCCCTCCGGAGGGGCTAGTAGGCAGTGTGGCGCTTGTCGTAGAGTGCCGCCGTCTCAACACCAGCGGCTAACATAAAAAAGAGGGGCCGCCAACTAGAAGTATGAAGTCACGTTTTGAATTTCACGGCGAAGTAGAAAAGGTCATCAATGGAACCACGATCTTCCTCGCGCCGCGAACCATTCGAGACACAGCAGAAGCGACCCCTACGGGATCGCGGGGCCGGCGCAAGAAGCGCCAGCAGCCCGCCTTTCCTCAGCGATGGAAGAGGATTGTCCTGGCCTCGATTGCAAGCGCAGCGGCTGCCGCGCTGGTAACGAGTTGGGTGCTTGCAGACGCACCGCTGTCCGACTGTGAGTGGGACGGCCACACTTACTCCATCGGTGCCATCATGCACGCCTATGAGGCGGATACTTTCGAGTGCGTGCTTGATCCGGCCGAGCACCGTCATCCGTACTGGGTGCCCGGCACCTAAGCGAAGTAGAGGCACCCAGCAAGGCTGACTAGCTTTGCACAGGAGTCTCGGCCAGGCGCGCTGTGGCGATGTCGTGATAGGCCGGCTCCATCTCGCAGCCGATCCAGTGGTGGCCCGCTTCCTTGGCCGTCACCAGGAATGTCCCCGATCCCGCAAACGGATCGCACACCACGCTTCCCGGCGGCACCAGCCGCATCACCTCTCGTGCGAGGCCCAGCGGCTTCTCTGTCATGTGGCGCTTGGGAAGCGCCAGCCTTTCAGCAAACACTCCGGGCAGATACGTCTTGCTGTTTGTTGCTGCAACGGCACCTTTCGTCGCCCACACCATGAACTCCGCCTGTTGCGAGAACCCGCCCATGCGCGGGCGCGCGCGGCCGGCCGTCTTGTCCCACACGGCCACGCCGCGCCAGATGTAGCCGGCGCCCTGGATGGCATCTGTGAGGCTCGGCAGTTGCCGCCAGTCGGTGAAGCACACCAGATAGCCGCCGCCCTTGGTCGCGCGGTAGGCCTCGGCCAGCCAGGTCATGCACCAGAACGTCCAGGACCGCTGATCCTTGTTGTCGTGGCCGAAGGTGGCGTACTTGGCCCGCGTGGTCGAGTGGATGTATTTCGTCTGAGGCGCAGCCGTGCGTACGCCGGCATGCAAACCGCCCGACGAATACGGCGGGTCCGTGAAGAACAGGTCGACCGATGCGTCGGGCAGGTCGCGCAACACGTCCAGGGCGTTGCTACGGTGCAGGTGGTTGAGCTGCGTGGCGGCGCGAGCGTTCGTGCTCATGGGTGGGGTCTCCACTGTACGAAGCTCGGCGGCTCTCTGGTGTGGGGCGCTCGGCCCTCAAAACGTTCATGGTCCCGCAGCGCGGGCATTTGATGGCAAGGCGCACGTATTCACCTGCGCCGAGTTTGCGGTGGCACGCACCGCAACGAATGTCCTGCATGAATGGTTGTTCCTGCTGTGCTAGGATGCCGGCGCCTCGCGAGGTGGCGCGGCCCTGGCCGGTCTGGCAGGTCCGATCTGCTGGAGCGGGTCGTGGTGGGTGCTCTAACACCCGCCACGTCGCCGCGTCTTTCTTCCCTCGGCTGGCGGTTTCCGCCGGCCTGCCCCTTGCGAGGCTCCCCATTCCACACACGGGCCGTCACGGCGACGGCCCGGCGTTCACAGGTACAGCGCCAGGATGCCCCGGGCGCGCGCGGAATGCACCGCCGGCCTGTTGTCGATCCCCCCGCCACAACACGCCGCGGCCTGCCGGCAGCGTCACCCGGCAGCCGTACCCGATTCTTCCAACTTCTCCGGCTGGATCTCCAGCTCCAGCGAACTGGTGTAGCCACGATCGTTCAGGTTGTGCGTCACCTTGCAGACGCTCCACTGCGTGTTGTCGATGTCCTTCTTCCACCCGCTCACGCTCGCATGCAGTGAGGGGAACAGGTCCGGCCGGCCGCGCGCCAGCGTGATCGAGAAGGTAGCCACGCCGCGCTGAATCCTGCGCCACGCGGCGCGCGCGCCGCGCTCGGCGTTGGCCTTCGATGCATAGGTGTGGCGCAACACCTTCACGTTATCCGGGTTGGGCTGCGCAGCCACCGTCGCGGCCTTCTTCGTCTTCTTCTTGACCTTGCCGTCCCGCTTCTCTTTCGTGACGGCGGCGTTGGAGGCGTCGACCACCACTTCGCCGCGCGTGCCGGCGCGGGTGTCCTGGTAGTAGGCCTTCACGCCGTTGTAGTTCTCGCGGTCGGCCACCAGGAAGGTGTGCGTGTCGCCTGCCTCCCGGGTGATGCTGACCTTCGGCAAGGCGAGGCCGGATCCGCTGGTCGGCTCGCCGGCTGGGATGAACAGCAGCGTCCCGTTCTTCACGGTGGCGATGGCATCGAAATCGCGCGCCAGGCGCGTGAGGAAGTTTGCGTCCGACTCGCCGGTCTGGTCCACGTGTGCGATGACCTGGCCGGACAGCTTCTTGCTGACCATGGACGTGAGCTTGTTGCGGGTGGCGATCGCCTGCACGATGGCGCCGACGGTCTTGCCGGCGTAGGAGTTGTCCCGCCTGGTGGTAAGGCCGCCGTCCAGCTCCACACTACGCGCGCGGATCGTGAGGCGATCCGGCGGGCCGGTGTGCTCCAGCTCGTCCACCTTGAACGTGCCCTTGTCCACCACGCCGGTATCCGCCCACCCGATCGACAGCGCCAGGCGTACCCCTTTCTCGGGCAGCTCCAGCAGACCGTCACTGTCGTCCAGCTCGATGTCGAGCTGGTCCGCCTCGAACCCGGGGTTGTCGGTGAGCGTCAGCCCGATCAGCCGGCCCTGGAAGTTGCCTGTGACGTCCTTGCTACCCACCTTCAGCCGGTAGATGGACTTCGGCTCGATATCGCTGGTCAGCATGGAAGCGGTCACGACAAGGCCCCCGTCACGGTGGTCACAACCTTGGACAGCAGGTCATCATCCACACGCACCAGCTTGATCGTGAAATCGACCGAGCGCGCCGCGCCGTCCTGGAAGAAGTAGGTACGCTTCACGTCCATGCTCTCGATGACGAACTGCCCGTAGTAGTGGCCGGTGCCCTCGATCAGCGTGTATGCATCGCCGGTGTTCGCCATGGTCTCCAGCGCGGCCAGCGTCCACTCGCCGCCGGTCAGCTCCGGCAACAGCTTGCCGGACAGCGTGATCGTCTCATCGTCCTGTCCGGTGAACTGGCGGGCCGGCCGCCGGCCGACCCGGTTGTTCGACGGGTGCCGCCAGCCGACCTGGCGCTGAAATTCAGCGTAGGGGGCCGTGTCCAGGCTGAACACAAACAGCCCCAGTGCCATCATCATGGTCAATCCGTATCGGTGAGGCGCGAGCGTCCACGCGCCGCGCGTTGGTTCTCGATCTGCCGAAGCCGGTCTTCCACCAGCCGCGCAATCAGCCGTTCATCGCTACCCGCCGGCGGGTTGATGACGATGGTGATGGGTGCGGCGGCAGCCGGCGCCGCGGTGCCAGCGACCGAGCTGGCCGCCAGCGGCGGCCGGGTGTCGAAGCGCACCGGCGATGCGACGGCCGGCGACGCACCGATGGCGATGCCGGCGCCGATACCGGTCATCCTGGCGGCCACCCGCTGCACGGCCTGCAGCGGCCCCTCCTGGCCGCGCGTGAGGCCGTCCCCGAGCCCGGCCATGGTGAATCCGCCCAGCTCGGCGAAGACGCGGGATGGCGAGTGGATGCCCAGCAGGCTCTTGAAGGCCGCGATCGCACCGCTTGCCACGCTGCCCACGGCATCCGTGACCCAGCCGATGGCGCTGCGGATGCCGTTGGCCAGGCCCTGCACGATGTTTGCGCCGAACTCGGTGAACTTGGCCGGCACGTCGAACCCGAACCACTGCAACACCGGCGCGAGTGCGGCGTAGAACAGGCCAGCCGGCGACCAGTTCAGGATCAGCGCGGACACGCCAGCGATGCCGCCGTCGAACGCCGTCTTCACCTGCTGCCACAGCCCCGAGAAGAAGCCACTGATCGGCTCCCAATACTGGTAGATCAGGTAGGCCGCAACGGCAATCGTCGTCACCAGTAGTCCAATCGGGTTCAGCAGCAGCACTCGACCCAGCACCGCCACGGCGCGCATGACCACAGTGAAGGCCACGGCCAAGCCGCGCAGCACGCCCGACAGCACACCGCCCGTGACGCCGAGCTTGGCGAACAGGATATGCAGCATCGCGTAGGGACCCAGCACGGACGCTACCGCCAACATGGCCGGCCCCAGCACGACCAGCGAGGCCGCCAGCACGCCGACCGAGACGGCCAAGGCCTTGGCGAGCGTCGGGTGGTTCTGCATGAACGTGGTGACGCTCTCGGCGGCCTTGCCGACCAGCTCCAGGCCCCGGGCGTACAGCGGCAGCACCTTCTCGCCCAGCGACTTCTCCAGGTCGTGCACCCGGGCGAGCGTTTCCAGCTCCTTGCCCTGCGACAGCCCGCGCGCGGCGGTGTCGAGCTTGTCGATACCGGACGCGCCTTCGTTCAGGCGCATGTTCTTGTGGATCTGCTCCCGCTGCATGTACATCTGCGCGAACAGGCCCGCCGCCGTGCGGTTCGAAAAGATGCTGCCGATGGCGTCCTCGATCTGCTTGCGGTCGGTGATGCCCTTGGCGGCCAGCGTCGGCAACAGCACCTTCTCCAGCCACGCGAACTGGTTCTGCCGGAACAGGTCCGCGCCCTTGAGCGCGCCCGGGTCCATGAACGACACCTGGCCGGCCTTGTCTTCCTTGACCTTGCTGCGGTCGGCGATCAGGCCAAAGTTGTCCAGGTTGTGCAGCGCCCGCTTCGTCGTCTTGCCTTGGTACAGGTTCTGATAGGCGCTCATCATGGCCGTGCCCACGCGGTTGCCGCCCATCTCCTGCACCAGCGGTTCCAGCGTGTAGTAGAACGCCTTGTCGTCGGCGCCCTTGGCGGCGAGGCCACCGGTCTTGATGACCTGCAACCACTCGTCGGCCTGCACGCGACCGCCGGTCGCGGTAATGACCTTCTGCACCATGTCGGCCTGCTTCTTGAACTCGGCTTCGCTCGCCAGTCCGCCGCGCAGCTCAATCACCTTGAGCATATCCACGAACTTGCGTTCGTTCTCGGCGCCGTCCGCCTGGCCGAACACGGCCGCATTGGCGAACTTCATCTTGGCGAGCGTCGGCATCACCATCTCGGCGTGATGCGTGTCCGCGAACACACTCATGGCGTCGCGCATCAGTTCCGCCTTCTCAACCTGGCTGACGCCGTAGGCCTTCATCTGCTGCGCGAACGCCAGCGCTTCCTTGGTCGACTGGTCGCCCAGGCCCAGCGCCCCGATGCGAAGCTTCTCCAGGTCGTAGTGCTTGGCTTCCCCCAAGCCCTTGAGCAACGGGGCGCCGGCCGCCACGCCGGCCGCGGTGGCGCCCGCGCCGGCCGCAGCCAGGCCTCCCGCCTTGGCGCGCACCCTGTCCGCCGCCTGGTGCACGGCGGCCATGCGGCGCTGCTGCGCGGTCACGGCCGCCATGCGTTGCGTCTGCGCCTCGAGCTGCTGGTTGGTGTCGGCGATGCGGGTCTTGAGCGCACGCTGGTGCTGCGCCAGGTTTTGCGTGCCGATGCCGGCTTCCGCCAGCCGCCCGCGCACCTGGTGTAGTTTCTCGGACAGCTCCGATTGACGGCCCTTGAGCGCTTGAGCTTCGCGCTTGGCGGCCTCGAAGGCCTTCGTGAGCGCGGCCGACGGCTCCCGGGTCTCCTTGAGCTGGCGGGCCAGCTCGTCGGCCCGCCCGCGCACCGTCTTCAACTGGTTGCCCGTGACCGCTGCGTCCCGCGACAGCTTGCGGAAAGCGTCGATGCTGCCCTGCGTGCGCTCCAAGTCCTTGAGCTGGGCGCGCGTGGTCTTCACGGCCCGGGCCAGGTCGTTGTTGGCGTTCATCAGGTTGCGCAATGGCCGCGTGGCTTTGTCCACGGCGGCCAGCATCACCTCCAGGCGCAGGCGGCGAGCGTCGCTCATTCCTCGGCTCCGCTACGTTCGCGCGCGCGCTCGCGCCACTCCATCAGTTCCACGATACCCATGGCGTACAACTCGTCCAGGCGGAAGGAGAAGATCACGCCGATGTCTGCGGCAGCGTCTTCGACTCGTTCGGGAAGGTGTCCTGCTGCTGCGCCTTCGTGAGCAAAAAACCGGTCACCTCGACGGCCAGCTGGGTCAGGTCGGCCGGATCCAGCTTGCTCACATCGGCGGTAGTCAGCGTCGGCGTGGTGATGCGCGGCAGCACCGTGTGCAGGGCGGTCACGTCCATGCGCATCAGGTCCATCAGGCTCACGCCGCGCAGTTCGCCGGCGCCGGGCTTGCGCACTGTGATCGTGCCGATCGTCTGTTCCCCGCGCGTGATCGGGGTGTCCAGGATGATGGTTGCGGTTTTTTTTTCCATGGTGGTCAAAGCGATGAAGAGTTGAGGTGTGCCCGGGCAGGTCGGCCCGCCCGAGCGAGGTAGGCGGCGGCCGGGTTAGAGGCCGATGGCGCGGCGCTGCGCGGCCAGGCGATCGACCCCGAAAATGATCTCGATGAAGTTGACGAAATCCAGCTCGCACCAGACTTCGCCGTTGACGCTCAGCTTGTAATAGGACAGCGAAGACTTGACCTTGAAGGCGCCTTTTTCGCCGGCCTTGGCGCCGCCGAAGTCGATTTCGGTATGCCGACCACGCACGATGATCTCCATCGAATCGGGTTCGCTGCTGTCCTCGCGCTGGTAGGAGCCCGCGAAGCGGATCATGGCGCCGGCGACGGTGGTGATGCCGTATTGCTTGATGATTTCGCGCATCGGGCCACCATAGGTGGTTTCGATCTCCAACTTCTCGTTGCCCAGGTCGATATCGATAGGGCCGTTCATGCCGCCGGCGCGGTATTGGTCCAGCTTGCGCGCGAGCTTGGGCAGGGTGACTTCTTCGCATTCGCCGGCGTAGCTCACACCATCCGCGAAGACGTTGAAGTGTTTGAGTTTGCGTGGCAGAGCCATGGGGATTCCTTGTCAGGTGGATGGACGCAGCTCAAGCCGCCTTGACGGCTTCGGCGAACTGCATCAGGTAGCGGTCGGTGATGCGTTGGCGGAACGTGAGGTCTTCCAGCGGCGGAACGGGCGTGTAGTCGTAGTCGATGGCGAGCTGCCCGGCCTTCAGCGTGTCCTTGCTGTTGGCGTCCGGGTCGAACCACGCGGCGCCGCCCAGCAGGTAGCCGTTGCGGGTCAGCGTGCGCAACTTGGCATTGATGCCCTCCAGCAGATCGCGCACGAGGCTGGGCGTCATCGGTAGGTCGTTCGCCCACATGTGTGCTTCCGCCATGGTGTCGGCCAGCACCTGCGCGGTGCGGGTGTAGTTCTCGAAGGCGAACAGCGGATCCGCGCTGCACGTGCGCGAGCCCCAGAAGCGGTAGCCGTCGCGGTGAACCAGCGTGGTCACCTCGTTGGCGTTCAGGTAGCCCGCGTCGGTGGCCGGGTCCTGGAGGTCCCAGAACACGTCGCGCGACAGGCCGGTCACGCCGCCCACGGTCACGTTGGAAAGGGTCTTGTGCCAGCCGGTGTCGTTGTCGATCTTGGCGCGCAGGCCGACCGCCCGGGCCGTGGCCCACAAGGTGGTTTCGGCGTTGGCAGTTGTGTCCCAGCCGACGAAATCCGGCCAGATCACCATCACTTCGCGCTGGCCGAAGTTGCTGCGGTAGGCGACGGCCTCTTCCTTGGTCTGGCAGCCGTACGCCGACAGGTATGCGAACGCGCGCAGCTTCTGCGCGATGGTGACCAGCTCGGTTCCGACTGGCAGGCTGTCGAGCCCCGGCACAGCCAGGATGCGCGGCGCGACGCCGAAGCGGTTGCGGGCGGCCAGCAACGCCTTCATGCCGGTGTAGCGGCCGGCCGCGTTGGTGGTGCCGATCAGGTTGGACGTGGTCTCGGCCTCGGACTCGCCACCGGCGACGCGCACCACGACCGTGAGCGGGTTGGTCTGGTCGGTGATGGCGTCGAGCGTGCGGGCGAGCGTGCCTTTGTCGCCGGCCTTGCCGATGTAGGCCTGCGGGTTCGTCAGCAGGACGGGCGTGTCGAGCGGGAAGGCCGCCGCGTCGGCATCGTCAGCGGTGCAGACGATGCCGGCCACGGCGGTCTCGATGGTGCGGATAGGGCGCGTGCCGTCGTTGAGTTCAACAACGCGCACGCCGTGGTGGTAGTCGGTTGGCATGCAGTCCTCCGGGATGGTCCGACGATGGATCGTCCCGGCAGGATGCGGCGCACGCGCGTAGAAGTCGCGTGCGCGCTGTTGTAACGGCATACGCTACAACAAGTGCCGGCCGAGGCCGGCAGGACGCTACTCGTACCGCGTCCTCTCGCCGCTCGCGCGGCCACGCACACTGGCGATAGCCTCATCCGCTGCCTGCGCTGCCTCTTCATCGGATACTGCCCGGCGGATGACCTCTTTGCCTTTGAGGCGTAGCGCGCGGAGGTCGTACAGGACGGCATCCCAGGCCGCATGCTTCGCCAGGATGGCGTCCGCCGCCTGCCTGGCGGTGCTACCCGTTGCGTCGGCTGCGCTCTGCACCGATGGCGGCACGTCGCCCGCGTAGCCGGCCCCTTGGTAGGCCAGCGCCTCGTCTGCGGCGCGCTCGTATTCCACTGCACGCAGCGGATCTCCGACCACTGCCAGGCGGACCGCATCGGCCGCGGCGTCGAGCTGGTCGCACAGGCGCTGCCTCAGCGCCACCAGGAGCGAGGCCTTCAGCTGGGCGTCCTCGATCCACTTCCCGGCACGCCAGGCGTGTGCAGCGCTGGGCCGCGCGGTTTCGGTGGCGTTCACGTCCGCCGGCGTCGTGCCGATGTCGGCGATGGTGACGGCGGAGCCGTCCGCCTTGGAGAACAGGGCGACGCCGCGCCAGTCGGCCGCGACGCTCCAGCTCCCCTCGCGGAGGACGGCCACCTCATGCGGGCCAGCGGCGGGTGGCGCCTGGTCGGTGGCATGCGCCGGGATGAGCACGACGCCCGGTTCGAGCGGCGAGTGGTCCGCCGGCGAGCGGCCGGCGTATTCGCCAGTGGTGGGGTGGTAGTGGTAAACGGTGTCGGTCATGGCGTCGATCGGTCAGTATTTGATGCAGGGGAGGAACGCGACGTTGCGCGGGCGGGCCATGCTGATGAAGCCGGCTGTGCTGGCTCGGACGTAGGTGGTTCCCGAGACGTTGTTCTCGTAGTAGGCCTCCGGAAAGGTCCCCGTCCACACGTCGCAGCTGGCAGCGGCATTCGCGGCCAGGCCGGTTGCGTTGTACGAGGCCCCGCCGTCCGGGCCGGCCGTGTCGTCGTGCGGAACGGGCGAGCCGGACTGCCACGTGCCGAAGCCCCGGCCGGTATCCACGCCGCGCCCGTCATCCCAGCCGCGAAGGAATTCGCCGCGCAGGTCCGGCAGGTTGAACGTGGTGGCGCCATCGCCAGCGCCGAAGGTGGTGCCGATCGCCGCATACAGCGCGGGATAGGCCGTGCGGCTGATCGCGGCACCGTTGCCCTTGAGCCAGCCATCGGGGGCGGTCGATTGCGAGAAGAATGCAACCATTCCCGGCCGCGTCCCGGGCTGCCGCCAGTAGCTCCACGTGCCGTTGGCGGCGCGGTAGCGCGTGTAGACGTCGTTGTCGGGTGTGTACGCTGCCTGGAAGACCTGCACGCCGTTCTCGCGCCACACCTTGAGCACGCCGTGCGCGCTCGGCGCGCTGGCGTTGTCGCTGGTGTAGTAGTACTCCCCAGGCGCCACCAGGGCGTTCAGGTCGCCCACGGCCTTGTTGCTGGTTGCCAGATCGGCGCCGATACCGGCGGCCAGCCCCTGCGCGGCCGTGACGGCATCCGTGATGCCGTAGCCGGCAAGCGTCGTCGGATTGGTGCCGCCCGTCACCTGGCCGCGGCTGTTCACGGTGATGCTGCGATACGTGCCGGCCGCCACGCCCGTCTTGCCGCTCACCAGCTCGAAGGCGAGCGCGGTGGTGCCGATCGTGATCGGTGCATCGGTGGCGAGCTGCCACAGCGAATCGCCGTTTGCCGCGCCGGTCTCCACTGGCACCAGCATGCCGGGGGTCACCTCCAGCGCGGCGTCGGCATCAGCCGCGCGCGCCCAGGCGCCGGCCGCGGCAACGTAGATGCCGTTGTCCTTGCCCGCGTTCTGGTCCTTGACCAGCACCCGGTCGCCGGCGGCGAGCGTCATGCCGTCGACGGTCAGCAGCCCGGAGAGCGCGGCCAGGTTGGCGGTGGTGGCAATGCGCACCGATGGCTTGCCGTCCAGCTTCGCCAGCTCGGCGGCGATGGTCGTGTCGACGTACTGCCGCGTCGCCAGCACGATCGCCGGGTCGATTTTCAGTTCGACGGCCGCGCCCGAGGCCGACAGCACCACCATGCGCACGGACTGCGTGCGGCCAGACCCTTCGGCCAGCTGTGGCTTGTAGGTCTCCGGACAGTTGCCGTAGTAGCACAGCGTGCCGTCCGCATCGATCAGGCCCAGTTCACGAATCCACCAACCGCCCACGGTCTCAGGAATCACCAGCTCGGCCACGAACTGCCCGGGGTTGGCCTGGTCCTGCCAGATCGCATTGATCTGGGCGCGGTAGCGCTCGTTGACCAGCGCGGCGCGGTCACGGTCGGGCGTAGGCAGCGCGCCGCCGCCATCACCCACGCCGATGTGCGTGTACTTGCGCGCCTGGCCGAGTGCCTTGGCGTTGGTGTCTTTGGCCTCGCCGGCGGCGGTCGGAACGATGAAGAAGGTCTGGGGCATGGCGTTCTACTGAGAGACGGTCAGGGTGTCGATGTCGTGGGAAGCGCTGGAAAGAGGCGCGGTACCGCTCACGACGATGTCGGGCGGCGCGTAGGGATAGACGGTCAGCACATCGCCCAGGTAGGCGGCGGCACTGGTGGCCTGGGTGCCGCGCGCCTCGATGCTGATCTGGAGGCCGAGCATCGGCCGGGAACAGGGTTTCGCGTCATCGATGAGCCGTTCCAGCTCGGCGTACATGGCCTCGTCGATGCCGGTTTGCAGGACACCAACCTCCAGCCGGAACGACCCGCGCGGGCCGGGCGGGTTAGTCTGCCACCACTCGATCACGCGAATCAGGAAGCCCAGCGGCTCCACCGCGCGGCGCAGCGCGCCGATCGTGCCCTTCTTGCGATGCACGAAGTAGGCGGCGGCCGTCACGGCGCGCTTTGTGGCGAGCGGCCAGGAAGGGTTCCAGCGGTCCACGGAAAACGACCAGGCCAGGAAGGGCAACAGCTCGGCCGGGCAGGTGGCTGGGTTCCACAGGTCGCGCAGCGGCACCGGCACGCGCTCGATGCGCGCTCCCGCCTGGGCGGCGCGGCGCTCCAGCGGCGTTGCGTTCGGCGGCAACAGGGTTGCGCTACTCACTGGTGCCACCATTGACGATATCCACGCCGGTGCAGTAGCCCGCCTGGGTCAGATCGAGCGCGATGTCTTCCGCCGGTTCGTGCAGCACGAGCTTTTCCACGCCCTCCACATGCAGCGCCGCCGTGATCGCCGAGCGGTTGATGTCGCGGCCGATGCGCCGCCGCGTGGTGCGGTAGGTGCCGGCCCGCTTGCCGGCCGCGTCCAGGATCGGCTCGGCCGCCGGCCCCGATGCCAGGTACAGCGTGGCACGGATGCGGTACGGGACGATGGTGGCGGATTGCACAGTCAGGCGGTCGCCGAGCGGCCGGGTGTCGTCATCGCTCAACGCGGTGCGTACAGCCGTCAGCAGGCTCTCGTCGGCCGTGCCGTCGTTCAGGTGCGACAGCACCGAGACCACCACTTCCGCGCCGGCCGGGCTGATCGCGCGCGCATCAGAAACCCGGCCATCGGCCGAGCGCGCGAACAGCTCGTAGGCCTTGGTCGGGCCGGCCACGGACAGCCCTTCGAACGCTTCTTGTCCGCGCTCGCGCAGCGAATCGTCGTCCTCCATCACCGCGGCCGTTGGCGGCACGGTGGTGTCGTCGGCCGGTGTGATGGTCAGGCGCTGCACGTTGAAATTCGCCACGATCTGCTCCAGGTCTTTCCCCTCGGCAAAGGCCATCATGACCCCGCGCGCCGCGTCGTTCACGCGCTGGCGCCACACCAGCTCGCGGTAGGCGCTCTCCTGCAAAAGCTTGGTGATCGGCTCGGATTCCAGCCCCAGCGTGGCGCGAGCGGCGTCCCGCTGGTCGGCAGGGTGCAGCGACACAAAGTGGTCTTTCCGCTCGGCCAGGATGGCTTCGTAGTCGAGCGTTTCGACCACGGCCGGCGCCGGCAGCTGCGACAGGTCGATGGTTGCCATGGTCAGCTCCGCAGGGGCACGGACAGCGTGCCCGCCGCTTCACGGCGCGGGCCGTCCACGCGGTCGGCCTCGATGTCGATCACGGGCTTGCCGTCCGCGTCGATCCAGAACCGAACCGAGGTGATGCGGATCCGCGGCTCCCAGCGCACCAGGGCAGACACCGCGGCGGACATGGTGCGCAGGCGGGTTGCCGGGTTCAACGGCTGGTCGATCAGCTCGGTGACCTGGCTGCCGTAGTCGCGCCGCATCACCCGCGAGCCAATCGGCGTGGAGAGGATGTCGCGCATCGACTGCACCACGTGCGGCAGGTCGGAAAGCGCTCGGCCGGTGGCGTTGTTCATGCCGGTCACCGCGTGCCCTCCGACCAGTCGCCGCCGCGATGCACGCCGCCGTGGTCGTGGTCGTCCACCACGACGCCATTGGAAGACAGCTGGCCGCCCTCGTGCGTCAGGCTGCCGGTGATCTTGTTGCCGTTCTCGCCGCCATGGCCGGTAATGCCGTTCTCATACGCGAACCGACCTTTGACCGTCACGTCGCCGTCGAAGATGGTGTTCGGCGCCTTCACCAGCACGTTCGCGGCGGCCTCCAGAAAGACCGTCTTGACGCCCTGCACAGTCAGCAGGCCGGTGGCATGGTCGTAGCTGGTCAGCGCGCCGTCCGGGTACAGCGTGACGGTACGGTTGGGGTCGGCGCTGGGAACATCGTTGGCGGCGGTCGGGATGCCGCACAGGATCACAGCGTTGGAGAGGTCGCCGCTTGGGCAGAACAACAGCACCTGCTCGCCAACGGTGGGCGGGTTCCACGTGCGGGTCGTGCCGGCGCGGCGCTCGGCCCACGGGCGCCAAGTGGTGGTAATGCCCCCGGTCTGCACGCGCACGGCCGGTGGCGTGCTGTGGCGTACCTCGGCGATGGTGCCGATGCGCAGGAGGTTTTCGAGAAGGCGGGCGAGGTCTGCGGTGTCCATGTCCGCAGAGTGCCGGGCGCGCGTGGCATCGTCACTCCGCGCGTGTTGTAGATGGATGCCCAACAACAGGAATTGCCAGCGGTAGCCCTCTTTCCTACGATTTTTCTTTTCTTCTGGAGGTGAGAACTTATGCGCAAAGAGCCGTGGTCAGAAATCAGTTCGGACGAAATCGCAGAGGTACAAGCAATCGTTGACCAGTTGACGAAGAGAAAACCAAAAAGGGCCAAGGAGCCGGTCTGGGTGCAGCGGGTGGAACGTGTATCCAAGACGCTGTGGCAGTCTGGAGTCACCGGGTACCTCGTGGCGATTGCCATCGCGCTTGTGATCAGCGTGGCCCCCAGTGACGCGCTCAAGGCAACGGGCTTGACGATTCTTTTGCTCGCCTTGCTCTTGATCTTGACGGTTATGGCGCTTAGCGGAATTCAGGTCATTCCTCTTCTCGTGGCACTGTTCAAGCGTCCGTTCGATCCGATTTTTGAATCGGTCAATGGCGCAATCTGGGCGGATTTGGATAGCGTCAATCGCCTGTCCCGCTGCAACAGGGAGGCTGTCGAGTACGTGCTGGCACAGTACAGACATCAGCGTCTAGCCTTCGAAACCCGTGGTTCGGCACTCGCGGGGCAACTCGAAAAATTGGGGCTCTTCCCCGTACTGGCTACATTCGCCGCTGCGTCTACTGTTCTGTTAAACAGCCCTTACCAGTGGCTCCGAGGGTTCCTGTTTCTTGTCCCGGCGTTTCACTTTCTGAAGCTCATGAGCCTCGTTATCACACAGGAAATGGACCGAACCATTGAACTGCTTGAATACAGTCTCGCCGCCCGAGATCGGGGTGAGGCCGATGATGAGAAGCAAAAGGAGGCGGCGTAGGCTTCTACGGCGCCAAGTGCTGAGCGACTAGATTGGTTACCGCCTCCACGTCCGCCGCATCCAGCCCAAGCAGCTCACGCGCTGGGTATTGGGCGGTCAGGCCGGCCTTGTTGACGCGACCCCGCAGGCCGAAGTGGTGAACCGTGGCGATGCGCTGCGCGTTGCCCGCGAAGGTCACCACGGCGGTATTCGCATCGGCCTCGGTCTTCATGTACCGGGCCAGCCGCAGACGCACAAACATGGCGCGGCGGATGCGGCCGGCGCGGTGCCGCAGCTGCGGCTTGCGCGGCACGTAGGGGCTGCCGTCCGGGTTGCGCTGCTCGGCGATGCGGGCAGCCTGGCGCCGGCGTAGCTCGGCGGCCACGGCGCGCGCCAGCGTCCGGCGGGCCGGTGCGTCCAGCTTGGTCAGCATCCCCGCCAGCCATGCCTCCAATTCGCGGGGCTCGCTCAATTCGGCCTCCAGCTCGCCGGGTCGTCGGCATCGTTGACCGGCTCCGGGTGGTGCTCGACCTGGTAGCCGGCGTCGGCCGGCTTCACGGTCACGCGCTCCGTCAGTTTGAGCTTGATCGCCAGGTCGACCGTCATGTGGTTGAGAACTTCGGCTTCGAACCGGAAACCGTCGCGGCGCTTCTCGTCGTTCGTGAACAGCTCCGGCTGGTTGATGCGCAGCCAGGCCAGCACCGGGACGACGATGGTGTCCGGGCTGGCCGGGTAGTCGGTCACGATCAGCGTCAACGTGTACCGATACTCGAAGGACAACGACCGCGCACCGGTGCCAACCACGTTCCCCTCGTCCACGAACACATGCAGCGCGTCGGGGTTGGCGGCCAGGTGCGGCACGGATGCCGTGAGCGCATCGCGCAGGCTGGCGGGCTTCATCATGGCGCGACTCCCCCCCCGATGATCGTCACGCCCTGGTCGCGCAACAGCTGCTGCAGGTCCGTCAGTTGCGCGCTGTTGGCGTGGCTGTCGGTGTAGTTGTCGGCGACGGTGCTGGCGACGGTAGAGAGCGCAACGCCCGTGGTGGCCGCATCAGCATCGCCGGCACCTGGATCTGGCACTGCGCCGGCGGCGGCGGCGTCGTGCAGCCGCACAAAGCCGCGAGGAACAACGCAGGAAGCGTCAGCCTGGATCGGGACATAGCGCGGAATCTCCTTGATGATGGTGTCGCCCTTAAGGCGGATCGTTTGCACGCGGTCCACGTGCTGTGTGATGGTCACGGTGCTGCCTTGGGCACCTTTGAGCTGCGTGCGCAGGTCTGCAGTGGCTTTCTCGGCGGTGTCGGCGCGATCGACGGCCGCGTCGTAGCTGTGCGCCAGCCACACACCCAGGCCGGCGACGGCAGCCAGCACCCCCAGGGTGGCAAGCGCGCGGTTCATGCGGCCTCCCGCTCTTCGGCCTGGTAGCGTGCGAAGGCGCGCGCCAGCTTCACGTCATACAGGTTGTCCTTGTAGGCCGGCCCGTTGTAGAGCGCGGCGAGGGCGGACCACTTCCCGCCCATGAGCGCCTTGTGTAGCGCCGGGTCAGTGGACACGAACCGCACGAAGGCGTCGAGCTGCGCCCCTTCGCCGCTTTGCATGGCGTCCGCGAATGCCTGCACGCTCGGATACCCCAGCCGTTCGCTGTGAAAGCCCATGATCTGGAACAGACCCCAGCTCGCCGACGCGAGGGCGCATTCGACGTCGATCGCCTTAGCCTGCGCGAGCCGCAAATACTCGGCAGCCTTGCCAACGTAGCCGCCGCGCACTGTGTTGACGATGTTGGGATACCGAGCCGCAAGCGCACTCGCGCTTTTCTTCGCGGCCTTGAGTTGCCGATACATGATGTGCCGCTCGAAGAGGATCACAGGCCGACCGTCCGGCAGGAACCCGCTCCCCAGGCTCTCGACCTCGTTAACCGCACGCACGGCGGCCACCGGCACGCGCAGCGCATCCGCCGCGCGTTGCAGGTCCGCCGCTGTCAGGTGCCCGGGCTGGCGGCTGCCGGCCCGCAGGGCCAGAACGGTCTTCGGGCCGGCGATGCCGTCCACCACCAGGCCGAAGCGCGCTTGCGCCACGCGCACGGCCGCCACGGTGGCCGCATCGTATTCACCCGTATCAGGTGCGGCGATGCCGCGGCCGATCAGCAGGTGTTGCAGTTCGCGCACCTCGGCGCCCAGGTCTCCAGGTCGCAGGATCATCGCGGCGTCCCCCGCAGAAAGCGCACCAGCCGGGATGCATCCGTGCCGCCTGCCATGCGGAACAGCTCGACCACGTTACCGCGCACAGCGAACACAGCCACACACAGCACGGCCGTAATGCCGTTCTGTGCCAGCAGCGACCAGTCGTAGCGACCGAACAGCACGCCGATGGGCACGGCGCCGGCCAGCACGATCAGGACGTAGGCGAGCCGCGACGCCCACGGGCGGTGCGCAGCGCCGTCACGCTTGAACAGCAGCAGGCGCAGCGCGATCAGCGCGCACAGCACCGCCTGCACGATGAACAGGGCATTCACGGTTGATTCCCTCCACGGTTGTTGGTGTTGCCCCCCTTCAGGGCGGCCAGGAGCTTGTCGCTGTTGTCGGCCGCGCGGATCAGCGCCAGCAGCAGCTTCACCACTACCGTGGACGCCACCAGCGCGCCCACGGCGTTGCTGACTTCGGTATCGGCGGGCAAGGCCTTGGCGATCAGCGATGCGGCGAGCGGTGCCGACAGGACGCCGGCCACGATCGACAGGACAAGGAAAGACACCTTCTTTGCGACGCTCAGGTCGCCGCCGGCATTGAGCGCGAAGACGGCCGCACCGGCGAAGGCGCCAAGCACGGTGCCGGCGTCCACGCCGGGCAGCAGCGAGATTGCTCCCACGCTGGTGACGGCGACAGCGGTGGCGGACGTACTGGTTGCGATGGGTTCAGCCATAGGGGTTCCTTTGGGTCAGTCCCACAGTTGCACCGTTTGCACGGCCGGCTGCGGGGAGGTGTCGGGCAGCACCAGCTCGGCCCCGTGCGGCAGGATCGGGCCAAGATCGGCAATGCCGGGATTGGCAGCCAGCACGGTTTCCGTCACGCCCGCCGTGCGGCCGTACACCCGCTGGCAGATGGCGTCGATGGTGTCGCCCTGGGTTGCACGCACGCGCATCAGATCAGCTCCACGGTGCTGCGCGGGGCGCCGGTGATATCGCTGATCGCCCAGCGCGCGTCGCGGCGCAGATCGTCCACGGAGGTGTTCTCGGCCTCGGCCTTGCGGTCGCCCGTGGCGGTGGCGTCGAAGGTGCGATAGCGCTCGATCAGCCAGGCCATTGCCGTGCAGCACACGGCCCGCAAGTAGCGGTGCGCGTGGCGGCTCTGGCCGTCGATCTGCTGCGTGGGCACGGCGGCGAGCGTGCCGCAGCCAGCGGCGACCTGGCCGGCCTTCCACGCCGCCAGCTCATCGTTGACGGACAACACAGCCTCGACCAACGCGGCGCGCAGTCGCTCGGGTGTCACGGTGCCGTCCAGCCGCATGGCGGCGCACGCCTGGTCGACATCGATGTCCGGGAAAAAGCCATCGTTGCCGATGGGTTGGCCGCCGGGCTGTGCCGGCGCGGGAACGGGTGCGGCTGCGATGAAGGAAGACATGGGTTCAGCGGGTTGGGGGGCGGTGGACGGGGCGATGCTTCGCGGCACGCCGGAAGATCGCCCCGTGCCGCCCGATGCGCGGGGTCACGCTCGGTGTCAGCGGTGGCCGTCGCCCTACTGGGCGGCGGCCTTCGCTGCGTTCTTGATGTCGCGCTCGATGCGCTCGATGTCTTTTTTGACGCCGGATTTGTCGTGCAGCTCCAGCGAGCGCTTCAGGTGCGACAGCACGAATTGACGAAGTGCGGGAGTGTCCGTGGCATCAGCCTTGCCGATCTGCGCGCCGTGCGCGTAGCCGATCGCCTTGTGCAGCTTGGCGCGTACCTCGTCCGGCATGTCCTCGGCCGCAACCAGCTCGGCCACTTCGCCCAGCGCCGCCAGGCCCACCGGCTCGCCCGCCTCAGTAGCTTTCAAGGCCATGTTGGCGAACTCCTCGGCGATCAGGCAGGCCGTGGTGCGCTGGTACTGGTCGGGCATCGACAGGCCGTGCCGGATGGCGTAGGCGGCAAGCGGCAGCGCGCCGGCGAAGTCGCCTGCATCGATGTGCCACACCATCACTGTCATCAGCACTTCGTCTTGAATGCCCGTGTCGGCCTCCAGCGCGCCCGCCACCCAAGCTGCGTACTCGGGCAACAGCTTGCGCTTGACTTCGGCCTTGCGCTCGATGGACTGCACCTGCTTGAGCTGGCGCCTGTGCTCGGCCAGCTGCGCAAGCATCAGCTCGTGGCCGGTCGCGTGACGCAGCGGGTTGCCGGCCTGCGCCGCCTCGGCCGCAAGCGCGGCACTCACGCGCAGGTAGTGATTGCGGGCAGGGCTGGTCATGCTGCCGCCAGTTGAATGCTCTCGGCCATGGCGACGCACGCCAGGTCCTCGATCACATAGGCGTCGTTGCTCGACTCGAAGTTCTCGATGCGATCGCGGCGGGCGTTGTCCACGATGGTGCGGCGACGCGCACCATCCTGGTAGTAGATGGACAGGTTGTCCAGGCGCGTCACCAGCAACCCGTTGGCCGGGAAGTAAGGGACACGAACGGCCGGCAGGTTGCCGATGCGCTTCTGGCTCATGATGATGTCCGCCGCTAGCGTCTGCGTGGGGTCGCGGTTCGCGTTGACCAGCGGGAAATACTTGTCCGCCAGCAGCGCACGGCCGCACACCACGACCAGCTCCGGATCCTCGGCGTACCACGGTTCGATCAGGTGGTTCACGATGTCGAACACCAGCGCGTCCAGGTTAGCGTAGTCCGCGCCCGCGCCGACGGCGATCTTGCCAGCCGTCTTGCCTTCCTTCATCACGCGCTGCGGGGCCTGCTCGCGGAGGTGTTGCAGCCAGCCCTTGTTCACGTCCTGCAGCATGGGGTTAGCGGCGCGATCGGACGTAGCGGCACGCTGGACGCCATTAAAGCCGATCATGATGCGGTCCAGCGCCTGGCGCTTGATGATGGCGTCGCGGATGCGGGTCTGGAAGTCGGAGAACTTCGCCCAGGCGTCCAGCTTCTGGTAGGTGATGTGCGTGTCCGAGTTGGTTTGCTCGCAGCGATAGCCGCGACCGTCGAGCGTCGAGATGTCGGCGGTCTGGCGGTCCTGCTTGGTGGTGTCCGTGGTGCTTGCCACCGGGCCGGACACGCCCAGGCCGATCTTCTCGCTTTCCTGCTCGGTCACGCCGTAGAAGTTGATGCGGGACAGGAACTCGCTCGATTCCTGCACCTTGGTCTCCAGCTTCTGCTGGATGGTCGGCTCGACGCTGAACTTCTCATCAACGCGATCGACGCCGTTGAGCTTGGCGACTTCCGCCTTGTAGGCGGCGAAGAGGCGGCGGGTTTTGTTACGCATGGTGTTGACTCCGGTTGGTCGGATGTTGTGCTGCGGGCCGGTGGCCGGGTCAGCAATCGGTCTTGATGACGGCGCCAGCACCATCGCCGCCGGTCGCTGGCGGGCGCGCGGTGTAGGCGTCGGTCTTTTCCAGATCGGCCTTCAGGGTGCGGAATTGCTTGTCGCGCTCGTCGCCCTGGGTCTTGAACGCTGCCAGCTGGTCGGCGACGGCCTTGAGCGCCGCGCCGAACTGCTCGCTGGTGGTCTGCACCTGCTGCGCCACGGTCTGCACGGCGTCCTGCACGTCCGCAAAGCGGGCATCGGTGGCGTCGTCGGTTTTGCGCTGCTTGGAGAAGAGGCGTTTGATGCTGTCGGCCAAGCTTGCGGGAGCGCCGGCGGGCGTGTACGTGATCGGCTCCGAGAAATCCAGATCGATCTCCACGGCTTCGGTAAAGAGGTTGTCCGGGTGCTGCTTGCGCGCGGCGAGCGGGTTGGTCTTGGCCTGGGCGCTGAACTGCAGCACCTCGCATCCGAGGCTCGCCGGGTTGTCGGTCACGGCCAGGCCGACCAGGTACGCCTGGCCGGTATCCGCGAAGCTCGGTCGCACTTCCATCGACGAAAAAATCTTCTGCCGCGCCTTGTTCATGGCGATCAGATCGGCGGTGGGGTCGATCTGCGCGAGTAGGCGCATCTTGCCGTCCTGCTCTTCGGCTCGGAGCGCGGCCACATCGCCGTAAGCCTTGAACGGGCCGGTGGGGTCGTAGCCGCGGATGTGCTCCAGGTTGATCCGCGCGGTGTAGGTCTCGGGGTTGTAGTTCTTCGCCATCTGGATCAGGTCGTCACGATCGATGACGCGGCCGTCGCTCGTTGCGCCTTCGGTCGCAATGCGGAAGAACTTGGTGGACTTCGCCATGGTGCTGTCGTGGGTGAGTGGTGGTGCTGCCATCTTCGGCGGCGGCCACCGAGCGGGCAACGCGATGATGTTGTGAAAACCCGCGCCACAACAGGCACCGCGTGGCACGCGCGCACGTGGTCGGTAGCGTGGCGGCATGACCACGCTGCCCCCGCTTTCTTCGCTCTCGATCGACCCGGAAAAGGACCCGCGCCGCATTGCGCGCACGCTGTACTGGCAGGGCTACCGCGTCGCCCGCATCGCCGAGATGCTGGGCGTCAAGGCCGTCACGGTGCACAGCTGGAAGCGGCGTGATGCCTGGGACGCGACGGACGCGGTAGAGCGCGTCGCGTCCAGCATCGAAGAGCGCATGGCGCGCTTGGTCGCCAAGGACGTGAAGGAAGGCCGCGACTACAAAGAAATTGACTTGCTCGGCCGGCAGATGGAGCGCCTGGCGCGCGTGCGCCGGTATGAGGTGTCGGGCAACGAGGTCGACCTGAACCCGAAGGTAGCGAACCGCAACCAGGGAGCGCGCAAGAAGCCCGAGCGCAACGCGATCAGCGACGACCAGCACAAGCAGCTCGTGGATGCCTTCCACGACGCGATGTTCGGCTACCAGCGCGTCTGGTACGAGGCCGGCCAGGTCGAGCGCATCCGCAACCTGCTGAAGTCTCGGCAGATCGGTGCCACGTGGTACTTCGCGCGCGAGGCGTTCATCGACGCGCTGACCACCGGCCGCAACCAGATTTTCCTATCGGCCAGCAAGGCGCAGGCACACGTCTTCAAGCAGTACATCGTCCAGTTCGCCAGGGACGCGGCCGGGGTCGAGCTGAAGGGCGATCCCATGGTGTTGCCCAACGGGGCGACGCTGTACTTCCTGGGCACCAATGCCCGCACGGCGCAGAGCTACCACGGCAACCTGTACTTCGATGAGTACTTCTGGGTGCCGCGCTTCCAGGAGCTGCGCAAGGTCGCCTCCGGGATGGCGATCCATAAGCACTGGCGGCAAACCTACTTCTCCACGCCTTCCAGCCTGGCGCATGAGGCGTTTCCGTTCTGGTCGGGAGCGCTGTTCAATCGGGGTAAGTCGAAGGACGCACAGGTCAAGATCGACGTCAGCCACGCCGCGCTGCGCGATGGCCTGCGCTGCGCGGATGGGCAGTGGCGCCAGATCGTGACGGTAGAGGACGCGCTACGCGGTGGCTGCAACCTGTTCGACCTCGATCAGCTCCGCCTGGAGTACAGCGAGCCGGAGTTTGCCAACCTGCTCATGTGCGCCTTCATCGATGACAACGCATCGGTGTTCCCGCTCTCGATGCTCATGCGCGGAATGGTGGACAGCTGGGAAGCGTGGGAGGACTTCCGCCCGTTTGCGCCGCGCCCGTTCGGCAATCGGCCGGTGTGGGTCGGCTACGACCCGAACGGCGGGGGCGGCGACAGTGCTGCGCTCGTCGTGGTCGCGCCGCCCCTGGTGCCGGGCGGCAAGTTCCGCGTGCTGGAGAAGCACCAATTCCGGGGCATCGATTACGAGGAACAGGCCGCCGCCATCCGCCGCGTGACCGAGCGTTACACCGTGGCCTACATCGGCATCGACCGTACCGGCATCGGTGATGCGGTGTACCAGCTCGTGAGCAAGTTCCGCCCCGATGCCGAGGGATTTACCTACTCCGTCGATGTGAAGACACGTCTGGTGCTCAAGGCGCACGACGTGATTGCCAAAGGTCGGTTGGAGTTCGACGCCGGGTGGACGGACTTTGCCGCGTCGTTCCTGTCCATCAAGAAAACCACCTCCGCCGCCGGCGGCCGCGTCACCTATCAGGCCGGCCGCTCGGAGGACACCAGCCATGCCGACCTGGCGTGGGCCTGTATGCATGCGCTTTCGCATGAACCGCTCGAAGGCGTCACCACCACCAACACCAGCATTCTGGAGCTGTCATGACCCGCAACAAGACCCGCCGCGCCGCGTGCGCGGCATCCGCCCATGCGTACCAGGCCACCGCCGCGGCGCCGGCCGAGCATCACGCCGACCGGGCCGCGCAGGCCGAGGTGTTTTCTTTCGGCGATCCGGTCGAAGTGCTCGACCGGCGCGAGCTGCTGGATTACGTGGAGTGCATGCGCATGGGCCAATGGTATGAGCCGCCGTTGCCGTGGGATGGTCTGGCGCGCTCGTTCCGCGCCGCCGCGCATCACAGCTCGGCCGTTTTCGTGAAGCGCAATATCCTGGTCAGCACCTTCATCCCGCATCCGCTGCTGTCGCGGGCGACGTTTGAGCGTCTGGTGCTCGACTGGCAGGTGTTCGGCAACGCCTACCTGGAGCGCCGCGACAATGTGTTGGGCGGTGCGATGCGGCTGGAAGCACCACTTGCCAAGTATGTGCGGCGCGGCATCGACCTGAGCACCTACTACTTCGTGCAGAACTGGCAGCAGCCTTACACATTCGCCGCCGGCTCGGTGTTCCACCTTCAGGAACCGGACATCAATCAGGAGGTGTACGGCCTGCCGGAATACCTGTCCGCCCTCAACGCCACGTGGCTCAACGAATCGGCCACGCTGTTCCGGCGGCGGTACTACAAGAACGGCTCCCACGCCGGCTTTATCCTCTACATGACCGACGCGGCGCAGAAGCAGGAGGACGTCGACACGCTGCGCGAGGCGATGAAGCGGGCCAAGGGGCCGGGGAATTTCCGCAACCTGTTCATGTACGCGCCCAACGGCAAGAAGGATGGGATTCAGCTGTTGCCGGTGTCCGAGGTGGCGGCGAAGGATGAATTCTGGAACATCAAGAACGTCACCCGTGACGACCAGCTCGCCGCGCATCGCGTGCCGCCGCAGTTGATGGGCATCATCCCGAACAACAACGGCGGCTTCGGCGATGTGGAGAAGGCGGCGTTGGTATTCGCGCGCAACGAGGTGAAGCCGTTGCAGGACCGCCTGCTGGCGGTCAATGAATGGATGGGCGAGGAGGTGGTGCGGTTCGCTCCGTACACACTGGGCGAAGCCGGCCAAGCGGATGCGCCATAGCCGGATGCGTGTGTACCTATTGTTCGGACTTCACCGGATGGATGACAGCCGGCATGTTGTCCGGGTCGTCAATATTGACAGGGATCGGAGGCAGCCAGCGCAGGTCAAAGCGTCGGACTGCAGTCGGAATCTCGCTGCCATCATCGCGTCTTTTGGGGCCGCTGCGGAATCCGTGCCAGTGCGCGCGGCGGATGTGCGGACGCGGGCGGCCGCCGTTTCCGTCCCCCTGTCCATGTGCGGTTTCTGTGGCGTGGTAGGCGCGACGCAGCGCTGCGCCGATGCGTACGCCGACATCCCATTGGGTGATCTTGTCGGGGGCGAATAGCCGCAAGCCTTGCTTGGTTCGCTTTGGTTTCGGGTTGGCTGGTCGGTGCTCGGGCGTGCCAATTTCCTCTGGCTCCGCGCACAGGTAGAGTAGCAGCGAGAGCAGTGGGGCGAGTTCTGCCGCAAGCCCCTGCAATTCCTCCTCACGGCCATCAAGCATGGCAAACGCGCTGCGGCTGACGGCGTGCTTCACGGACTGGTGACGTGCCTCGTGGGCGGCGCGTTGCAGGGACTCCACGATTGACCATGCGCCAAGGTGTAGCGGCAGCGGGGAAAACGCCTCCTCTTGGTCGAGCAACAAGCGCAGTTCAGGGCGCCCGCTCGCATGATCGTGTTCCAGGTGCGCAAACGCACCCAACAGCGGTTGCCCGAAAGCGGTCAGCCCTGGTGTCTCGATATAGACACACCACTCCGGCAGCCGGTAGAGCACGTCGCATGGGATATTGCCGTCAAGCGGTGTATCGATCAGCGCCGGGTAGAGGGCCGGATCGAATCGGTAGATGCCTTGGGTGACGCGCCAGGTTGCCAGGCAACCCAGGCGGGCGACATCGGGAATGAGGGCGGGATAAAGCGCGGGTAGTTGAAGCACATCTATGCCTGCATCGTCCGCCACGATGGCGGCGGCGGCGGTCAGTGGCAGATAGCACCATTCCGGCCAGTCGGGGTAGCTCCGTCCCCGCCCGGCGCGAATGTTGTCCACTTGGCGCCAGGCGCCGGGGTACATCTTGCTCGCAGTGATGAGGTGCATTTTGGGGCGGGGAGCATCCATATTTCGGTCGCGGGAAGGCAGTGAGCTGGGCCGACGCAAGGCCGGGCCGATTCGGTTACTTGGTCTCTACGTAGATGCCGGCGTTGTTGCAGACGCCGGTTTCCTTGTAGTCGCTGGCTGGGTAATACACGATGCCGAAGGCACTATTTCCATTGACCTGAACTACAAAGTACCGCTCAGAAACCGACCAACCAAGGGCTCGCAGCGCGCGGCATTCAGTGGAGGTCAGATTGCGCCCCGAATGGCCGGTAGGGATCGGGCTATTCAGAATGACCGCACGATTGCGGATAGAGTTGCCAGTTTTGTTCGTCGTGGTCATAGATGTCCGCAAATCCAAAAAAGGGCAGTGTGCCTGGGCTGTCACCAGAAGAGGGGTAGTCAGCGGCGGCCCGAGGTCGGCGCACTCGAAATCAGCGTCGCCCCGCATGACACTTTGTGCCCGTGGAAAGCAACCATGCGGCCGTCGATTTTAACAATGGGGTCCCCCTCCACGATCTCGCAATCGTGATGCCCTGGCATCGGGCACGAGCATTTATCCCCAACGCGGGCCACGGCTTGGCCCATCACGCGGGATTTTTCCGCTCCCGTCAGGACCTGGCCGCCGTGGTTGGTCAGGTCGCCTACTCGAATCACGCCACGCATCGCCGTCCTCAGTCCAGGGGGTGAACACCGCCAAAGGGATCGGCCTTGCCGTGCTGCTGCACCCGCGCCGCCTTGGTCGCCGCATCGGGTGGGCTGACCATGGTGATGGTCGCGATGCCGTTCGGTCGCCGGTTGATCGTCGCGCTGGCGCCGCCCTGCACGTAGCTTGCAATCAGGCCCAGGCCGACCTGCACCAGCGGCGAACTGACACCGGTGTTGGCGATGCGCGCGCCGATGTCGTAGCCTTCTTTCACATCGCCGAGCTGGGGCGCGGACGGCCCGACCAGCGCAAACGCCTGGGTCAGCGGAATCACCCATTGCTTGTCGCCGGTGGTGTCGTAGAACACGCGCTTGGGCTTCTCGCCCTCGGGCAGCGTGGCCAGGGCCTTGTCCCATCCGGCCTTCAATGCCTCGGCCTGCTCCGGGCCGCGTAGCGGCTTGCCGTACGCGTCTGTGAGCTTGATATCGATCGGCCGATGCCAATAGCCGAGCAGCGGCGCCTCGTCGAATGCCTTGACCTGCCATGTGGTCCAACGCACCGGAATGTAGGGCGACGGCGTGAATTGCCCCGGCCCCTTGTTGCCGATGTCGCGCCACAGCTCGGGCAGGTGCTTGATCCACCAGTCGGACGACACAACGGCTCTCGTCGGATATTCGTCGCCGGTATCCTCCTGCTGTTGCTTTCTATAATGCGCAGCAAAACTGTCGGGGCTGCGATCATTGTTCGTTTTCCAGTAGAAGTTCCAGAGCTTGGTGATGTCGTAATCGGTGGTGTCCTTGTTGACGTTGGCGGTCTGCTCGACCGCGAAGGGTCGGATCAGGCGGTCGACGCGATCCGAGCGGGATACCAGAATTGCCCCCACGCTATCCGGCATATCCGGAATGCGGTAGCGATCTGACGGCCTCCCGCTACCGGGCGCGCGCAGCAGTTGCCGGTTCAGCGTGCCATCTGTGCTGACGATCAAGGCAGACGGCACGTCCGGATGCGCATCAAAGAAGTCGAACAGCTTCTGCACCATCGCCGCGCCGTCGTCGGTGTTGGCGTCGGCTTCCCATAGGAACAAGGTGACGCCCAAACTTGCTTGTTGGCGCAGACTCATAATGCTGGCCGCCGGGCGAGAACTGTTGTGCCTGTCCCTTGGCGCCTCCCACACAATCACTGGAACCGGCCAGTATTCGATGGCGTGGCGGGCGGCGTCTTCAAAAGCAGTTCCCTCGGCCAATCTCAGACCGTCCAACTGATCATCCGGACTTGCCGGGTAGTCGTTCGGATCGGTGGACAGATACGAGACATGGTTGTTGGCCTTGGCCTCGACCTCCTTCCAGATTTCGATGTTGGTGAGTGGCCCGGCCACCACGCCCACCCCGCGCACCTCCAACACAAAGCGCTGCCCGGTCTGCGCGAGCATTGCCGCCCGCGCGCTGTCGTGTGGGCTGGCTGCCGCCGGTGTCGCGGCCTGCGCCGCGCCGCTCTCCATCGCACGCGATGCCCCGAGCTGCATCCACGCGAAGCCCGCGCCGTAGAGTGCTACCGCAATGCCTGCTGCCGCCAATACGCCATTCCTGATGCTGATTCCCATGTCCGGTGCCTGTGTTCCAGTCGCCTGCCAGTGTTCGTAATACCCCGCCATCACGTGCAGGGTCCCGAGAAGGGCCGCCAACGCGAACGCGGTCGCATACGGCCAGAGTTTCGGTTTCCTTCTTACCATCGCATGTTCGAGAGTTTGCTCCAGTCAACGTTCTGCTGATATAGCCGCGCCTCGGCCGCCGCCCGCTCTTGCTGTTGCCGGTCCAGTTCCTTCTGCACGGACTGTTTCAGTTCGCTGGTCACCAGCGGCGGCAGGGTCATCGGTACGAGGCTATTGTCAGGAAATTCTCCTGTCTGGTAGTAGTCCACGCACGCATCTAGTAGCTTTTGTGTCTCGGGACTCAATCGGCGGTAGTTTTCGTTTTCCCTCAATTTGCGTGCAGCACCGTCGTCCAATTTCCAATCCGCCATCCGAATCAGCAGGTCACGCCACACCGGATCGTCCATGGTGATGGCCTGCCCAATCGCCACATCCATCGCCGTGACCCACCGGTGGTTCTCGGTGTGGGCCAGCACCGCCGAGTGATAGTTGTTCTCGTCGCGCGCCGCCGGATCGCGCGCCATGCGCTCGCGGGCTTCGTTAGGGGTTTCCTCGCGCTCGATGCGGTAGTGGCTGCTCCGCGGGTCGATGGCACTGCGCCAGTTGTGCGCCTGGTTGTTGATGTCGTCCCCGGCTTGCTCGTTGAATGCGCGCTTGTGCTTCTCGACGTCGGCAGCGCCGAAGCCCGTGGCGACCGTGATCCATTGGAAGGATGCGTACTGGTTGCCCAGCGCCACACTTTGCGACACGTCATCCGGCGCCAACTCGCCCGCCACGTCGGCATGCCCCGGCCGTGGGCCGCCGCGCAGCACTTCACCGCCGTACAGTTCGGGCTCGCATGGCGGCTTCAATTCCTCGCCGTTGATGAAGCGCATGTCATCGCGCGTGAAGTTGGCTTGCAGCAGCGCATTCTTCGCCTGCGCGGCAGCGCTTCCCCCCATCGACCGGCCAGCCTCCGGCCCCGGCTTCAGGCGCTCGTACTGCGTGCGCACCGGAACGCGGGCGGGCGCGGCGCCCACCGGCACCCGCTTGAACTTGCCGTCGCCGTGGGAATCGCGCTCCATGCGGGTCCACATCCGCTGGAAGAAGCGTTTGCCCTTCAAGGCTTCCATCGCCGGCATGGCTGGCGGCTTCCTGTTCTCGTCGGTCACGTCGCCGGGCACGGTGTCCGGCACGCCGAAGGTGCCGATGCCGCGCACATCCTTGAGGCCGACCACGGTGTCCTCCGGGCAGAAGTACAGATACACCTTGCCGCGGTTGTCCCGCTCATCGAAGGTGATCCAGTTCTTGCCGCTTTTGTCCAGGCGCTTGCCCTGCTTGGGCGACCAGCCGGCGCCGCTGCGGCCGCCGTGCTTCTCGTGGTCGATCAGCATTTCCGCCAGTTTCGGGATGGTGTAGGGCGCCTTCGTGATCTCGTTGACGATATCCACCAGCGTCTTGAGCTTGGCGTGCGCGGTTTGCGAACACTTATCCGTATCGTAGAGGCTGTAGGGCGTATCGACCATGATGAAGCTGTCGATGCAGCGCTTGCCTTGCTGCACCAGGATGGCCTGTGCCAGCAGCGTGATGATCGTGCCCTGGCTATGGCCGATGACCGTGATGGTCTCGTGCTTGGGGTTGAGGCCGTGGCTCTCGGCTACCGCAGTGGGCTGGATCTCGCGGATGGTCGCAATCAGGCTGGCCAACCGGTACGCGGCGAGAATGAAGTAGCGACGGTCCGGTCCGTCGGCCGCGTAGGTATAGTTGCCGGCTGCGGCATGCTCGGTCACTTTCCGGACAGACCAATCCGCACGAAAGCCCGCGCCGTACATGTCGGGGATGTTGTTGGTGGCGTTCGCAAAGAACCCACCGGGCTTTGCAAAGTGCGCATCCAGCCGGTTCCCTTTCTTGTCCTGGTATTGGCCGCGCGTCATCAGGTTGCCGTTCGCGTCGGCGACGGTGCTCTTGACAATGCCGGCATCGTTGACCTTCGCAATCTCGTCGCTGGCTGCGCGGTAGCCCCAATAGAACGGGATGAAGCCGCTGCGGGTGATGCCCGGCGTTTCGCGGCGCTGATACAGATACATTTCGGGGTCGTACAGAATCTTGGCCTCTTGCCGTGTCCGCCGCTCCTTGGGCAGCTTCTTCACGGCCTTGTAACGGACGCCATACTCCCCTTTGTTCAGATCGCTGCGCGACAACCGCTCGTTGATGCCTTGGTTCAGCCCGGCCTCGACGGTCTCGTATCCGGCGCCGGGATCGTTCACCCCGTGGATGAAGATCACAATGCCCGGCAGGTCGCGCGGTATCTCGACAGGGCGGTCTCCTGCGCGGTTGGAATGCAGGATGCCTGACGCGCTGGCGATGACGTGGTAGTCCTTGTAGTCGTTCGGCATGATTCCTCCGTTCACAGTCTCGGCTTGAGCATGTCGATGCGGGCAATGCGCATGGCGTTGTCCTTGAGGGTGTCCGTGAGGCCGCCGGCGTCGCTCTTGCCTTCGATCCGGCCGCCACCGGGCAAGCGGATGCCGTGCGGCTGGTTGGCAGCATAGGCGGTGGGGGCTTGCATATCGCCCGCGTAATGCGCGCGGAAACGCTGGTCGGTGGGCGCCTTCGCAAAATCGGCGTACGCCGCGCTGTCGGCGGCCGGCCCGCCCCAATCATGCGAGCCGGCCAAAGCCTTGAACGCCCCGTTGGTGCGAAGCGTGATGCCGCCGTCGCCGATCGTGATGCTGCTGCCGTCTTCGGCGACGAAGTGCAGCGTCTTGCCGGTGACGATGACTTGCTCATTGGTGGCGAGCTTGATGTCCTTTTGCGCGGTGGCCGTCAGCGTGTCGGCTTGTGCCTGCAAGACCAATGGCCCCTCGTTGGCAATGGCCTGGATGCCTTGCCCGCGCGCAAACCACTGCATGCCCTGTCCGGCGAACGCGTGAAAACGCTGACCGCTGGTGAGCTGCAGATGCTGCTGCGCTACCTGGTCGATGTTCTGGCCGGCATAGGTCACGTGGGTCTTGGGGGTGAGGTTGACCGAACCGGCGGCGGCCCCAAACGCGAGAATCGCCTGCGCGTCGTTCGCCGCTCCGGTGCTTGCGCCGGATGGGTCCCAGTTCTTGAGGATCGCCGCGAGCTGGTCTTGCGCAGCGGTGTCGGCCGCTGTGCCGCCATGCTGGCCGGCATAGTCGCCCAGGGCCTTGAACAGTTCCAGGCCTTCCGCGAGCAACCGGTTCAAATCGTCACGGTCGAGCTGGTGGCCGGCCTTGAAAGCGAAGGTCGTCAGCAGCAAGCCCTGGAGCGCCCGCACCACAGCAACCGCGCGGGTCGCAAGTTCCGCGCCCTCGCCGCGATCCTTGCCGCGTCCATCCGTGCGAGGGTGCGTCAGATACCCAAGATTGAGTTCGCTTGCCGCGTGGGTGCTGGCAAGCTGGCTGCTGACCTGGCCGGGCGTGTCGTCAAAGCGCAGTTGGCCGGAGCCCGGGCCGTCGATCTCCTTGGTCTTGATCCCGGAAAGGTGCTTGTTGCCGGGCAGCGAACCCGTGCCGCTGAAGGTGGCCGGCATGTTGGGGCCACCATGGACGGTCCCGAGGACGATCATCTTGTCGGGGTCCCCGCCGAGGTGGCCGATCAGGACCTCCATGCCCGCGCGCGGCAGCATGTCCACGCCGTAGTTCGGGCCGGCCCACAGGGTGACCCACCGCACCCATGCGCTGTCCCGCTCGGTCCCGCTGGTGCCGGTGCCCTGTGCATGGGCGTGGTCGTCAGGATGCAGGCCGGGGATTTGTATCTTGATGCGCCCGTATTCGTCGCAGTGGGCCTCTTCGCCTTCCCCGGCAACCACCCAGGCGGAAAACGGTTGGACCGGCGGAAAATCGACGCTCGGATCGAAGGCGGGCGTGAGCGGCACGCCCCGGCGCACGCAGACAAAGGTGTTCTCATAGCGCGACAGGCCGTCCTCGCCCGCCGGCAGCGCGTCGAAGGTCCAGCGGCTGGCGGCGAATAGGACCTGCACCCGCTCGCTGAGCGCCTTGGGAAAGTTGTTGGTGCCTCGGTGGCGCAGGTTGACGACGATGTGCTGGCGCGCTTCCGGCTTGCGCGCATCCATCTCCGGGTGACCGGACGGGGCGAACCACATGCCGGGGGGCAGGTTGCGCACGTCACTGGCGCCATGCACACATTCGGCCTGGTGCTCGTGAGCCAGGATGCGCGCCTTGGTCAGCTGTGCGTAGTCATCGCGCGAGTCGCCCGCGTGCGGCGGGTCGATGCCCCGGTCCGTGAGCAATGCCGCCAAGTCGTTGCCGGCCTCGCCCTGGTCGATGACCGTATCGAACTCCGCCACGTCCATTCGGCCGGTCTTGTAGTCGCCGCTCGCGCGTCGCACGCCGCCCGGCACCAGCGAGCGCGCCGCCGCCAGCAGCGTGATCGAATCGCTGTCCTTGACAGCCGCGCCGTGGTGATAGGGCACCGTGCCGGCCGGGGATTGCGGCAGCGACATCGGGTTGTCGCAGAACACCAGCGTATGCACGGGCGTGTCGCTGTCGGCGCCGTCCTGCTTGCCGGCCCGGATGAACCAGAAGATGCCGGCGAACCGGCATAGGCGCCGGATGAAGGCCGCATCCGATTCGCCGGCCTGCCGGGTCTGCTCGCGCACCGGGTATTGGGCGCGGTCGATCAGCAGTTCGAAATCGAAGGCCCGCGCCAGGGTGGGGCTGCGCCCGCGCCATTCCCGGATCAGCGTTTCCAGGATGTCCGGCAGGCTCATGCGCCGGAATATCCGGTGGTTGACGCGCTGCTCAAGGATGGTCAGCGCATCGCGCACGGTCAACTGCACGCACGTCAGGGCGCCATCTGAGTGGCCCATGCGCACGTTGGTCACAATGCCATTGATCGGGTGCAGCTTGCCGCGGTCTGTCACAAGCTGGACCGACACAGGGCGGCCAATCAGCGCGGCTTGGGGCAGGTCGGGCCGCGCCGACAGACAGGTCACGGTGCCATCGATGCCTGTACACAGCCCCTCGGCAATATCGATGTACTGCGGTACCAACATATCTTGCAGCTGGCTCTGGCGGCGCCCCCAGTCCAGGCGGAACGGGCGCTTGCTCTGGTCGAGCGCTTGGACAATGGCGCGGTGGATGTCGGTCGGTTTCAC